TCGCAACTAGATATCAAAATTCTTCTTCTCAAACATTCGTCTCAGAAGTTTAACACATATGAGGAAGAAATACAATACCTCATCAGCCATCCAAAACGAAATAATTTCATCAAGAATCTAAGTTTAGATCTGAAAGGTAACACATTGATCTTATATAGTCGGGTTGCCGCACATGGTCAGGTAATTTATGACATCCTAAATACTAGCATAAGTGATGGAAGGAAACTATTCTTTGTTCATGGTGGAGTTGATGCCGATGAACGTGAACAAGTAAGAGAAATTACCGAGAAAGAAGACAATGCAATTATTGTTGCTTCTTATGGCACTTTTAGTACTGGCATCAATATTAAAAATCTTCACAACGTAATCTTCGCATCACCATCAAAATCTAGAATTAGAAACCTCCAAAGTATTGGAAGAGTTTTAAGAAAGAGTAACCAAAAGGAAAAAGCAGTTCTTTATGATATCTCTGATGACATCTCAACAAAGTCAATCAAGAACTACACATTAAATCACCTTATGGAAAGAATAAAGATTTACAATGAAGAATCTTTTAATTATGAAATTGTTACAATTAACATGAGAAAATAGTTATGCTTGAAGATGATTTTATCGCTGTATTAAAATTAAGAACTGGTGAAGAAGTAATCTCATCTGTCTGCGCTTGTCCTGAAGATGATGATATTATTCTTCTACTTGACAATCCAATCGTAATGAAAGAGAATGATACTCCAATAGGAACCATTGTTCGTGTAGAACCTTGGATTAAATATTCTGGAGAGACCATGTTCTTTCTTTCAATGGATGAAGTCGTTACTATGACTGAATTATCTGATGAAAGAATTATCTCTGTATATGATCAATATGTTAAAGAGTCTCAATATGGTACAGGTAAAATAAAACCCACCAAAGAGATGGGTTACATATCTAAGATAGATGACTTTAGAAAAGATCTAGAGAAGTTATATAAGTCTTCTAATTAACTATGAATTATTAATATATTATTTTTATCAACCCTGACAGAGTTATTATAGCAGCATTCGGGGGTCTTGTCAAGTCCCTCTTTTTATGCTAGAATGGGAACAACTAAAATGGTATCATGGCAAAGCGAAGAGCAAAATCAGAACATTACGTCAACAACAAGGATTTCCTTCATGCCTTGACGGAATTCAAGCAGCAGGTCAACAAATGTAAAGAACGTGGAGATCCAAGACCACGTATCCCACATTACATTGGTGAGTGTTTTCTTAAGATTGCTACACACTTATCATACAAACCAAATTTTGTCAACTACATGTTCCGTGAGGACATGATTTGTGATGGTGTGGAGAATTGTGTACAGTATATTGACAACTTCGATATTAACCGTGGAAACCCATTTGCATATTTTACCCAGATCATTTACTACGCATTTCTTCGTAGAATTGAAAAGGAAAAGAGGCAACTTGATATTAAGTCTAAAATTTTAGAGCAATCTGGATTTGATGAAGTATTTGTTTCTGATGGAAACATTCTTGATGGAAGTGATTCTGACTATAATACGATTAAGAGTAATGTACACCAAAAGATGTCTTATAGCTGATGAAAGTCGCAATTATTACAGACCAGCACTTCGGTGTTAAGAAGGGCAGCAAAATTTATCACGACTACTTTCAACGGTTTTACGATGAAGTATTTTTTCCAACTTTAGAGGAAGAGAATATTTCTGCTGTTATTGACATGGGAGATACATTTGATAACCGAAAGGTTATTGATCTTCTGAGTTTGGATTGGGCAAAGAAAAATTATTACGATAGGTTGGAGAGAATGAAAGTCCATGTTTGGACTGTCATTGGTAACCATACGGCATATTATAAGAATACAAATGAGTTTAATACTATTAACGTTGTCTTAAACAAATATGACAATGTAACTAAAATTTACGATCCTCTTGAAGTTGTTTTTGATGGTCTTCAAGTTTTGTTTGTTCCTTGGATCAATGAGGAAAACAAAGATCTAACGATGAGGATGATTAAATCATCAAAGGCAAAAGTTGCCATGGGACATTTAGAGTTGACTGGATTCTCAATGTACCGTGGAATGGTCAATGATGAAGCTGGAATGGATCCAAATGTATTCAATAAATTTGATAAAGTTTTCTCTGGTCATTACCACACTAGATCTGATAACGGAAAGATTTTTTATCTTGGAAACCCATATCAATTGTATTGGAATGATGTAGATGATAAAAGAGGATTCCATATTTTTGATACCGAAACCCTACAACTTAAGACCATAAACAATCCTTTTGAATTGTTTAAGAAAATTCACTATAATGATACCAATCATCAATTGTTTGACTATAGAACTTGTGTAGACAAATATGTGAAACTGATTGTTGAGAAGAAAACAAGTCAGGCAAAGTACAATAAGTTTGTTGACAAGCTCTTGACATCAGGTGCTCATGAGGTTAAGATCATTGAGAATATCATTGTAAATGACCTTAATGATGTCAACGTGGATCAAATTGAAGATACGGTGTCAATGCTAAAAACCTATGTCGATGATGTTGACACTTCCCTAAGCAAGAAATCTGTTATGGCATACATAGAAGAGATCTACAGGGAGGCATGTGAGGTAGGGTGATGTATGTCATAGCCTTAAAGGATAATGTCAGAGATGGACTCTATGCAGTTGAAGATGAATTTGGAAACAAAATTTTGTATTTGTTTTCAGAAGAAGATGATGCTGAAAGATACGCTGGTCTTTTAGAGGCAGATGACTATCCCGAACTTGAAGTTATTGAGGTTGAAGAAAAAACGACAATAAAAATATGCGAAGCAAATAATTACACTTACACTATTATTGATTCCGACGATTTATTAATTCCTCCAGATTATCATGATACTGTTCAAGAAGATTAAGTGGAAAAACTTTTTAAGCACTGGCAATCAGCCAACAGAAATTAATTTTACTGAGTACGAAAATAATTTAATTATTGGTACTAACGGTGCTGGAAAGTCTACGGTGCTTGATGCATTGACGTTTGTTCTTTTCAACAAACCATTTCGTAAAATCAATAAGCCACAATTGGTCAATTCTCAAAACGATAAAGAATGTCTGGTTGAGATTGAATTTAGTGTTGGTAATGTCGAATACAAAGTTATTCGTGGAATGAAGCCATCCGTATTTGAAATTTATAAGAATGGTGAAAAGCTTCCTCAAAAAGCAGATTCCAAAGACGATCAAAGGCATTTAGAAGCAAACATCCTAAAACTGAATTACAAATCCTTTACACAGATTGTAGTTTTGGGTTCTAGTAGTTTTGTTCCTTTTATGCAACTTCCTGCAGCAGGAAGACGAGAAGTTATTGAAGATCTTCTTGATATTAAGATCTTCTCTTCTATGAATGATATTGTTAAGACTAAAATCAAAGATAGTAGAGATCAAATCAAAATTTTAGAACTGAAAGAAAGTTCTACTGAAGATAAGATCTCCATGCAAAAATCATTTATCAATCAGCTCCAAAATCTTGGTCAAAAAGAGATTGATGAAAAGATTACAAAGATAACAGAACTTACAGATCAAATTACGTCTATATGTTCTCTTAATGATTCTAGGCGAAACGAACTTGAGAACCTTACACTTAACCTAGAAAATTTTTCAAACCCAACTGAAAAGCTTAGAAAGCTAGGAAACTTAAAAGGTAAGTTATCACAAAAAGTATCAATAATTACTAAAGAACATAAGTTCTTTACTGAGAATACGGTTTGCCCAACATGTACACAAAGTATTGATGAATCTTTTAGGTTAAATAGAATTACAGACGCTCAAAATAAAGCAAAGGAGTTGCAATCTGGATATAATGATCTGGAAACCGCAATTAAAGAGGAGGAAGAACGAGAGCGTCAATTTATTGCCCTATCAAAGGAGGTTACCTCCCTAACGCATGAAATTTCTCAAAACCATACTAAGATCTCTGGATATGAACAACAGATACGAGAATTACGATCTGAAATTCAAAGAACTACCGAACAACTTGAGAATCAAAATTTTGAGCATGACAAGCTAGAAGGTTACCAGAGAACTTTAGGTGAGATACAAAATAACCTCTCAAAGAATAAAGAGACGCTAGATTATTATGATTTCATCTATCTTCTTCTGAAGGATGGTGGAGTTAAAACAAAGATCATTAAGCATTATCTTCCTTTGATTAACCAGCAGGTTAACAAATACCTCCAGATGCTAGATTTTTACATTAACTTCACCTTAGATGAAGAGTTCAATGAAAAAATTAAATCACCAATACACGAAAACTTTTCGTATTCATCCTTCTCTGAAGGAGAAAAAATGAGAATTGATCTGGCACTTCTTTTCACTTGGAGAGAAGTTGCCAGACTCAAGAACTCTGTCAATACTAATCTGTTAATTATGGATGAAGTATTTGATTCTTCACTGGATGGATTTGGTACTGATGAATTCTTAAAGATTATTCGGTACATTATTAAAGATGCAAACATCTTTGTGATTTCTCATAAAGCAGATCTTCACGATAAGTTCTTGAATGTCATAAAATTTGACAAAGTAAAAGGATTTAGTCGCATAGTCTAAATACATAAAACACGAGTGATAGTATGCTATCAACACAATACCGCCTTCGTCTTGAGTTTATTTGCCAGCGTATTGTAAATGGGGAGGAAGTAAAACTAGAAGACATGATTTGGGCAGACAAACTTGCGAAGGCAAATGGGTCTGCAAAAGAAATGTTGAGGCGGGCAAGACGCCAAGCAATGAATCCTGACATGGTTGAGGGTAGTTTAGATGATTTTATGAATAAGATGGATTTAGGGGATCCTGATCCATCAAATCATAGAACAGGATTCCAAAGTGCTGATGAAATTGTTGACTGGTTCAAGCGGGATACTACCGATGACTGGAGACAAAGAGATTGACAATACTG